TTCGGAAGTATTAATACTCTTAATGTTGATAGTTCAATTCCTCCATCAGAGGTATATATAAAATATACAAAGCTTAGGAGGCTACATCAGTGGATAGCTTTGAGATCAAATACTTGGAGCGAAGAAAAAACAAAAACATGGGAGGAAATAAAATATGGCGGCATTGACACCTAATTATAAATTTCGACTGCCATCGGACGATGAACTGGCTGACCAGAATGTTTTCAACGATAATTTCCGTATAATCGACACCGCACTCCACGCGCATGAAGAGGATATCGCAGAAGCCGATACCGCCGAAGCCGCCGACCGTGCCGCACTCGCTGAGCTTATCGACGGCGCCGCAAAGAACCGTCTGCCGATAACATCTGTTGATAGTCTCAAGCAGTTGAATACCTATGGTACATGGGAGAACAATGTCTACACTCACTCAAGCGGAGTCGTATTCACAGTCAACGATGATATGTCGATCACAGCAAACGGCACAGCTTCGGGAGCAAACGCAGTTCTTGTTCTCTCGATGCCAGGAGGATTTTCAATTGAAGAAGGAGAATGGGTGCTGTCAGGCTGTCCCGTAGGTGGCAGTGGCACAACTTATAATATAACTATCGCAGGCACGGCCAGTGATACGGGAAGCACTGCGGAATTTACGTCCGTCAGTGCAAAGCTTGTAAGATTGTATGTCCTTAGTGGTGTAACAGTGGACAGACTTGTTTTTAAACCTATGGTTTGTAGTAAAGCAGCATGGAAAATCTCGCAGAGATATCAGCCATACCGCCCGAGCTACGCCGAGCTTTATGAGATGGTTAAGGCGCTTCAGGGCGGCAGCAGTCTCAACAGCGTGCAGTCAACTGCACAGCTTACATCGGAACAGAATCCAACAGAAACAATATAAGGAGGAATAAGAAATGCAGTACATTATTATGCTTACTATTATCTTGGGGCTTGCAGTCTCAGACTTCATAACAGGAATCATCAAAGGATATGTTACAGGCACGCTCAGCAGCTCCAAGATGCGTAAGGGTGGTCTCAATAAGATAGGTGAGCTTATCGTTATGGCTACAGCCTGCGGCTTGGAGATTGGTATCAATGCACTCGGTAAGTACTATGCCGCAGATCAGCTTGCAAAGGTCACAGGAACTATTGCAGCTATTGTAGTATTCGGATACATAGTTATAATGGAGCTCATAAGCATTCTCGAAAACTACGCCGAGATCAATCCACAGTCCGCAGGTTGGATAAGGAAGCTGCTCAAGCGGCTGAAAAATGTTCAGGAAGGCAAAAAGGAGGAAAAGTAATGAATAGTCCATACGAAGGTAAATTTAAAGTATCGCAGCAGTATACCCTCGGAACTCATGACGGACTCGACCTTGTCGGTATCGACAGCAAAGAGATCCACAGCTGTGCTAATGCAGAGGTTATCCATGTAGGCTGGGAAAACGCAGCGAACCACAAGCAGGGCTTCGGCTACTATGTAGCTACGAAGGACGATGTTGCCGGCAAAGACGGCGTGCAGAAAATACGCTACTACGGTCATCTTACTGAGAACAGTGCAAGAGTAAAGGTCGGCGACAAGGTCAAAATCACTGATGTGCTCGGAATTGAGGGACACACTGGCTATGTGATGCCCGACGGTCCCGGTGGAGCTCATTGTCACTACGAGATCCGCTCTGCGTTCTACAAGGGCGCGAAGGTTTACGACGTATGCGCTGAGGCTGGTATTCCCAACGTTAAGGATGGTGTCTACGATGACGGCTATCGTCCGAAGCAGAGCACTGCTGAGAAGAAAACGATAGAGGTAATGCTTGAGTATGAAGGACATAAGTACAGTGGCCTTCTGGAAGAACTGTGAGCCTTGACAGTCTGCACTCAGCATGATATAATACATGAAGAAAGCCCTTCCTTTCGGGAGGGCTTTTCTTTATAACTTTTTGGCTTTTGGCGGTCTGAGTTCCAGAAAGTTATAATTTTATAGCTTATAAAAAATCTCCACTATTCCCTTGGGTTTCATGAAGATGATACGGTCGACAAAGCTTCTGAGAGTCATGTTTTTCAGTGTTTCGCTGGTTTCGTCACTTTCGAGTATGTCGAGTCCTGCTTTTATCCTGCCTGAGATCAGCTCTTTTATATCAGCTTCCGATCTTGGCGCGGAGACCTCAGCCTGAGCAGTCAGCTCGTCTATTCGGGACTGTATTTTCTGTTTGTTCTCCCTGTATTCTTCCAGCGAGTCTATACCGGCTTCATAGGCTTCACGGATACGGGAGAGCTTTTTCTTTTCGCGCTCGATCATGGCCGCGACATCAGGGGACGTTCTGACAGGTGATCTGCTTTCCACAGAAACTTCAAAACTCTGATGTTCAAAATCACTTTTCAGCTTTTCGATGACTGATGTGTTGATCTTGTCTATCTTGATGCAGTGTGATACCTTGCACACTCCTTTTGCGTACTGGTGACATTGCAGAGATTTGTGAGAAGCTATCATAGTCAGTGTAGCACCGCAGTTATCACACTTAACAAGACCTTTCAGCATGAATTCCACAGGCTCATGGCGAGAATATCGAGTATACAGCTTCTTGTTGTCTGCCAGACGCTTCTGAACGGCTTCATATATCTCCTTTGAGATGATCGGCTGATGTTTGCCGTCTATTATCAGAGTGTTTTCAGCGTTCTGGTGGAAGCGGTCAAGGCTGTCTCTGCCGTTCCTGCTTCGGCGGAGCTTGCCGATGTAAGTGGGATTTGTGAGGATATATTCAACGGTCCTGTTCTCGAACTTGTTGCCCTTTGTGGAGCGTATTCCCATATCATTGAGCTTCGCGGCGATCTGACGGGCTCCCATTCCCGAGAGGTAATCATCATAGATCATCTGCACAACAGACGCATTGGCTTTATCGGGAGCGAATATGCCATTATCCATTTTGTAGCCGAAGGGCGGCTGTGAGACTACTCCGCCGCGGCTGAACTTCTCATTCATTCCGCGCTTGACCTCTTCTGCGAGGTTCAGGCTGTAGTATTCGTCCATAGCCTCTATCAGAGCTTCTATGAGGATAGAAGTGTTGTCCTCACCCAGCTGCTCGGAGATAGACACAACGTCTATGCCGCACTGCTTACGGAGCATTGACTTATACACGATAGAGTCCTGACGGTTTCGGGCGAAACGGCTGAATTTCCAGAGCAGGATCACATCGAAAGGCTTTGGCTTCAGCTTCGCCGTGCCGATCATGCGCTGAAAGGACGGGCGCTTGTCGGCTTTCCTGCCGCTTATGCCCTCATCGATGAAGATGAACTCCTCGGGAAGTATGAGCTCATGTTCCTTGGCGTACTTTCGTATAGCTTTCAGCTGGCTGTCGGGGGAGTATTCTATCTGGTCATCGGTAGATACTCTTATGTATGCTGCCGCTGTTTTCATATTATCCCTCCTTAGTGATATCCCCTGCATTGGAGCAGGGGATTATTTATTTATTATGTTTCAGTATTCTTTTTACGGCTGCGATTTCGAGAGACCAACAGCCAAAACCGCCTAATATTCCGCTTACAAATCGGCGAGCATTGGTCGATTCAAGTTTTCCGGTATTTTGCATGAACCAATCAAGAAACATTGTTTCGGCAGCTAAAAGGCTTATTTCAGGTCTTATTGTAACCTTTTTGGCAGCTGTGATAATTGCTAAGCTCTCGCCGACAAGTACTCCGCAGCAGCGAGCGCAGACAGGAAATTGATACTGTCGAAAGAAAAAACTTCGCTCAGGTAATTGATGACACCCGGTAGCTGCTCCTGCTTTCATAGACCTGACCCATAAGAGCCGTGTGTAATACCAGATATTACGCATTACTTGAATTGATAGCCGCAGTCAAGACAGCAATAGGTAATTTCATTTGAAACTTTTCTGTTATCCTTGAATTTACCTTTAGTTTTTCCCATGCCGCATAATCCGCAGAAAAAACCGATACCGCCTGTAAGGCAGGTGCCAATGCAAGCTTTGCACCAGCCAAAGCCCTTTGTTTTTCTTGTATCTGTGACTTTTCCTTTAACAACTTGCTGATTGACCGCTTGAATGTTTGAACTTCCGCATTTTGGACAATTCATATAAATACCTCCTGAAGAAAGATTGTATTTATATAATAGCATACACTTATCCACTAAATCTATAATATAATATGTCCAAAATATCGAATGTTGTCGCATTTTGTCGCTTACAAGCTCCCATTGTCTCCGAGGACGTTCAGATGGCGGCTGTAGCGCTTGGGAATGTTTATGCCTACAAGATACCCTATGGAGTGCAGGAAGTCGGAAATAACAGCAAATCCGTCCTTGTAGAAGGCTTCGATGCGCTTATCCTTGAAGGGGATATTCTTGTAATCGGGCGGACAAACAAAAGTCCAGTCAGCTCCGCTCCTGTCCAGAACGATACGGAAGAACCTATCCACATCGGTGTCTTTATAGCCCACATTCATGAGGAGTATGTGGTGCTCAACGCCTTCATCGATATGGCTCATAATGGCAGTCTTGCCGTCGAATGATATGAGTATGAGGAGCGGTTCATCATTCGCCATAGCCTTGTTTACATCTTCCTCGGAGGGATATTTTATTATATTCATCGGAATGACCTCCTCTCAGAACCTGCGTTTGACTTCGATGACGGGACCGATGACCTTCACGCGGTTCATTTCTTCAAACTCGAAAACTCTCGGGGGATAGTAAGGATTGACAGAGCTGAGAGTTATACGGGTGTTCTCTATATCAACGAGCTTGACGAGCCCGTCTTCAGCGTCGACATTTACGACAGCGTAGCATTCCTTGTCAAGCACTTCCTGTTCGCGGACGAGGACAAGGTCTTTTTCGTGGAGCTCTGGCTCCATGCTGTCACCTTTGACTTCCAGCCAGAAGTGCTGATAGCCGTCCTTTAGTATATCGCTGTCGGTCATGATATATTCGGATATATTCTCCTCTGCATGGCAGTTATAGCCTGCGGCTACTCTGCCGATAAGAGGGACACGAACACAGTTGGCTTCGCTGTAGGGGATTACTTTAAGCGAGGATACGCTTTGTGATTCAATTAGGTCAGATTTGTTGATTTCAAAATAGTTAGCAAGTAATTCTATTTTGTCCATTCGAGGATATTTTTTTGCAGAAAGCCATTCGCTTACTGTCGAATATTTAAATCCAAGTGATTCACAAAGCTGAGAACGGTCAATCCCTTTCTGCGTCATGTAGTATGAAAGGTTCTTTGCAAATATTATTTTATTTGAATTATCCATTTATCTCACCACCTTGTATCTATATATTACACCAAAAGCGAAAAAATGTCAAGTATTTTTGAAAAAAAGCTTGACATTCCACTCAAAGTGTGATAATATATAATTACGCTAAAAGCGTAATGAATGATGAAATGAGGTGATAGGAGTTGGGTATGACACTCAAGGCTGCGAGAGTCAACAAGGGGCTTAATCAGCAGGAAGCAGCTGATAAGATAGGCGTAAGCAGAACAACACTTCAGGCTTGGGAGACTTATAAAAGCTTTCCCACCGTTGCTCAGTTACCTGCAATAGAAGCTGCTTATAATGTCAAATATGATGACATTATTTTTTTACCTGATGATTACGCTTTAAGCGTAAAAGCGCGAGAAGCATAAAATTCTGCAAAGAAATTTGCAAAAAAGTGTTGACATTTCTTCCCGAGTATGATATACTCAACTCGGAGGTGAGAATATGTCAGAACCATGGAATGTAAGAGCTCGGAAAAAGCTTATCGACCTGAATATGAACCGCAGACAGCTTGCCGAAATCATCGGCGTGAACTATTCTGTGATGTGCGCTGTGCTGAACGGTTCCGTTATTCGTGAGAGCGTTAAGCAGAAAATCTGCTCTTACCTGAAAATCAATTGAAAGGGGAAGTAGAACATGGACAAGCTTATAATTCCCTCAAGGAATGAGCTTGAGGACGGCACACATATCCGCGTAAGCAAAAAGATGAAGGAGCTCGTTGACGAGATAGCAAAGCGCTCTGGTCGCAGCCAGTACGTCATCATTAATAAGATGATAGAGTTCGCCTATGAGCGCGTAGTCATCGAGGACGAAGAAGACGAGTAAACCCGTACAACCCATACCGCATACAATTGACCGAAAGGAGATGTTATTATGGCAAAAAAGACAACCGAGCTGAAAGCTGTCAGCTACATATCTATCGGCGGCGCTCCGCCTGTCCGCTTCGACAGCCTTACACCCGAAAAGAGAGCTGAGTGTGTTGAGAAGATGGCTAAGAACATCGGCAGTACCCTCAGCACATACCTCAGCAATCACCCCGAAGAAGCCGCTCCGCTCTTCAAGAATGCGGAATAAGCCCTCAGGGGCTTGCGGACAAGCTATGAAAGGAGATAGACCTATGTTTGAAGGACTTGCAGTATTCTGCATATCTGGCTGCCTTGGTCTGGAACTCTACTGCGGAGTACTGATGAAGAAGATACTGAAAGCGCGCTCAGACGAGCGTACAGACAACAGGAGAGCCGCTTACAGGGCAAAGGCATATAAAGACCTTGCCGAGCGCACGGCTCTGAAAAACGCCCGTCAGACGCTCTGGCGGAGCTTACAGAAGTGAGGTGTAAAGATATGATAACACTTTACCAGAAAGCCGCAGCGGAGGAGATAGATTTCTACTATGACAAATTATGTGTGAGGGAGGAGAGATAATGGCTCCAGAAGTCTATCGTAGCCGAGTTTATACGGATAGACCTAAATACGCTGACTATGACGCACCTGAGAAGTTCGAGGCAATAAAGAGTATCATAGCAAAGCGGTTATCACAGCATCCGAATGCGATATGCTCATATTCGGGCGGTGCTGACAGTGACATCATGATAGACCTGATAGAGCAGACAAGAACACTCTTTGAACTGCCGCCTGTCAAGTATGTATTCTTCAACACAGGTCTTGAAATGCAGGCGACAAAGGACCATGTCAAGGCAACAGCTGAGAAGTACGGCGTTGAAATTGAAACAATTCGCCCGAAAATCAGTATTGTACAAGCTTCAAGGAAATACGGTATTCCATTTGTATCGAAGATAATGTCATACGGTTTGGAAGAATGGCAGAAGAAAAAGCTTCCGCTCTCAATCGCTGATGAATATGAGCTGGCAGAGGACAAGATCGCCAAGCGTGCAGAGCTGAAAGCACGTTATCCGAAGTGCGAGAGCCTGATAAATTTCCTGTGCTGCTGTAATGCCAAGGGTGAACCTCGCCCGAATATACAGCTTGTTATCAATTCAAGCAAGTACATGAGGGACTTTATCGGAGAGTTTCCGCCTGACTTCAAGATCAGCGCTCAGTGCTGCGACTTCTGCAAGAAGCAGCCTGCACATAACGTCCAGAAGGACTATGACATGATCATTACAGGCGAGAGAAGAGATGAAGGCGGTATGAGGTCGGTGCCGAAGAAAAAAGAGGCAACACAAAACGGCAATACTATGTGCTTTTCTCAGAATTCAGACGGTCAGTATCGTTTGAAGCCGCTGTATTATGTATCTGACAGTGATAAAGCTTGGTATAAAGAGCATTATAACATCCGCTACTCAGACGCCTATGAGGTCTATGGACTGACAAGGACAGGCTGTTGTGGCTGCCCGATATCGTATAAGGCTGTGGAAGACCTCGAAAAGATAAGACCATATGAGCCTAATGTCGTAAAGGCAGCATGGGCTATATTCGGTAAAAGCTATGAATACCGCATAAAGTACAATGAGTACAAGAAAGAACGTATGAACAGAGAAAAAGAAATGAAGACAGTCATAGATGGACAGCTTCATTTCTGAAAAAAAGAGCTCCCCGAAGGGAGCGAGAAAAAATATTTACCACCAACACTATACCACAGAAAAGGAGAAATGTCAAATGGAGATAACTCTCACAGATATGGACGGTATCCGTTTCCAGATTGCCGTCGCAGCAGTAAAAGAGTTCCATGCTCGCGGAGATCATACCGAGGTCAGGCTCTTTGACGGCAGCAGGTTCAACGTCCGCGAGGTTCCTGCGGAGATACTTAACAAGATCTCGGAGGTAAGTAATGAAACAGCTTGATTTTTTTCGTGAGCTCATCGTGGACAACTTCGCAGGCGGCGGTGGAGCTTCGACAGGGATTGAACTTGCGACAGGAAGATACGTTGATATTGCTATCAATCATGATCCTGACGCTATCCTCATGCACAAGACTAATCACCCATACACTACACACTACTGTGAAAGCGTATGGGAAGTTGACCCGGTAAAGATATGCGAGGGGCACCCTGTCGGTCTGATGTGGCTCAGCCCTGACTGCAAGCATTTTTCGAGGGCAAAAGGCGGAAAACCAGTAGATAAAAACGTCAGAGGGCTCGCATGGATAGCGGTCAAGTGGGCGGCGACGGTAAAGCCGAGAGTAATTATTCTTGAAAATGTTCCCGAATTCGTTACATGGGGACCGTTGAAAGGCGGATATCCCGATAAGAACAAGATAGGAACTACTTTCCGAAGCTTTGTCAATGCCCTGAAGCTTCACGGATATGAAGTTGACTGGAAGGAACTGAGAGCCTGCGACTATGGAGCACCTACGATAAGAAAGCGATTCTTCCTTATAGCCAGATGTGACGGAAAACCTATTATATTCCCGGAGCCGACTCACGGAGCAGGTCTGAAGCCGTACAGAACGGCAGCAGAGTGCATAGACTGGAGCATTCCCTGCAAGTCGATATTCGGCAGAAGTAAGCCTCTGGCTGAAAAGACTATGAAGCGCATTGCAAGAGGACTCGACAAATTCACTTTGAGAGCCGATGAACCTTTTATAGTACCGATAGGGTACGGAGAACGCAGTGGACAGGCTCCGAGGGTGAACAGTATCAGTGAACCTCTCAGCACTATCGTGTCAACAGTGAAGCAGTCCGTGGTTATTCCGTCAGTTCAGAAGTATTTCGGCGGAGTAGTTGGAAGCTCCTTGAGCGATCCTCTTGGAACTGTCACAGCTCAGGATCATAATGCCTTGCTCTCACCTTATCTTATACAGTATCACAGCGAGACTGTCAGTCATGAAGTCCGAGGGCAGACGCTCAATGAGCCTATTCTTACGGTGGACGCTTCTAATAGATACGGGCTCACAGCGGCACACATCGTCAAGTATTACAGCGGTGATAACAGTTCAGATTGCAATGCGCCGCTCGGAACAGTCACGACGCACGACAGATGCGGACTTGTAGAAAGTCACCTTTGTGTGCTCAGGAATAATGAGGACTGCAAGCCACTGACCGAACCTTTGCCGACTGTATGCACAAGCGCGGGACATTTTGCGGAAATACGCACAAGGCTGTGCAAGTATCCGCCGGAGATAGATCTCGGACACTGGTCTGAGGTGCGAAAGCTGCTCAATGAATACTGCGGTTACAGTATAGCCGATGATGAGGTCCTGTTGCTGAATATTGACGGAGAGGAATACTATATAAACGACATAGGGCTGCGTATGCTCGAACCAAGAGAACTCTACAGAGCGCAGGGATTTCCCGATGACTACATCATCGATCACGACTACAAAGGCAATACATACAGCCGCACTAAGCAGGTCGCAAGGTGTGGGAATGCAGTTCCGCCGCCATTTGCGGAAGCTCTTGTAAGAGCAAATCTGCCTGAGATGTGCGGAGCAAAAATATCAACAATGAAAGAACTCAGGGAGGTAATCTGAATATGTGTGAAAACAAGGATACAGCTCTGACTGTACAGTCGGAGCAGCTTAATGAAGTAATGGCAAAGCCCACTGGTGGCTTTATAGAGTCATTCAGAGAGAGCTATAAGCTTGCAAGCGTTCTTGCAAAGTCTTCACTTGTGCCGCAGCAGTATCAGGGCAAGACAGAAGACTGCGCCCTTGCAATAGATATGGCTGAAAGAATGGGAGTATCGCCGCTCATGGTAATGCAGTCGCTGTATGTTGTGAAGGGAAAGCCTTCATGGAGCGGACAGGCTTGCATGAGTTTTATAAAGGCTAAATATGGCGATGCCGAACCGGTATACACAGGACAGCGCGGAACGGATACAAGAGGATGTTTTGTGCGCGTTATCAAGCCTGATGGTGAAGTTATCGAGGGGACAGAGGTAACTATCGCAATGGCAAAGTCAGAAGGCTGGATGAGCAACAGCAAGTGGAAGAATATGCCCGAACAGATGCTTGCATACAGGGCGGCAGCATTCTTTGCAAGAGTATACTGCCCTGAGATACTTATGGGTGTTTCGGTGGAAGGTGAAGTTGAGGATATGCAGCCTTCACAGCCGCAGAAAGCACCTGATCCATTTAAAACGGAGGTAATTGAATAATGAAAAAGTCGGAAACTATCAAGAATATAATAGATCTGATTATCGAGTATACGGGAAGCGAAAACTTCGCGGAACTTGAATGGCTTTTCAGTGAACTGAGCACAGCAAAAATAATCGAGGATAAGGAGAGTAAGAAATGAGGACTACAAAGATAAAAATACGCAACCTTTTCGGCATCACAGAGACAGAGCTTGACGGGCGTTCCGTTGAGCTCACAGGTGCTAATGGAGTCGGTAAGACTTCTGTCATTGATGCTTTAAGATATGCGCTTACAAATAAGTCGGACAGGGACATCATAGTTCGTCAGGGCGAAAAGGAGGGCGAAATTCTTATCGAGACTGACACAGGTCTGAGTATCGACAGAAAAAAGAGAACGGAGCAGGCAGACTACAAGTCTGTAAAGGAAAACGGAAAAGAGGTAATGGCTCCTGAGAACTTCCTCAGACAGCTCTTTACACCATTGCAGCTTGATCCTGTTGCGTTTACGTTAATGGACGCCAAGTCCAAGAACAGAGCTATCCTTGATCTTATAGAATATGATTGGGATCTGAATTTTATCAATGACAAGTTCGGCGAAATACCTTCATGGATCAATTATGAGCAGAATATTCTTGAAGTTCTCAGTGATATGCAGTCCGAGAACGGACAGTGGTTCAAAGAACGCCAGAACGTAAACAGAGATATCCGAAATAAACAGGCGTTCATCGCAGATATTGCCAAGGATATTCCTGCGGATTATCAGGCTGAGAAGTGGGAAGCTTACGACCTCGGAGTAGCATATAAGAAGCTTGAACAGATAAAGGAGCATAACAGCCGTATCGAAAGGGCGAAGCTTTTCCGCAGCAGTTATGACAGCAAACTCAGAAAGCTGGAAGCTGACAAGATGATAGAGATCTCAGCTGAAGAAAAGGCAATATCCACAGAGCGTGAAACTCTGCTATCAGAAATCGAGCGTATGAAAGCTCAGATAAAGGCAAGCGAGGACAAGCTTGCTGGACTGTCAGGCAAGCTCGAAGACAAAAAAGCACTTGCTGAAAGCCGTTTCAACGAAGCTAAGACCAAGCTTGATGCGGATATGAGCGTTGCTGATGAATATACCGACAAACAGCCTATCGACTTTGCTGAGCTTCAGAAAGAGGTGGAGAACGCCGAGGAGATGAAGCGGCACCTCAATGAATACAGCAGAATGAAAGATATGCAGTCGGAGCTCGAAGAGCTCAAGGCTCAGTCTGATGAATATACACGAAAGATAGAACTCGCTCGAACTCTTCCCGGGGAGATACTTGAAACAGCGAAGATACCGATAGAGGGCTTTACTGTTCAGAACGGCATACCTCTTATTAACGGTCTGCCTGTTGCGAACCTGTCGGAGGGTGAGCAGCTTAGCTTATGCGTTGATGTGGCAATTTCCAAGCCTAACGGCTTACAGGTCATTCTTATCGACGGTACCGAGAAGCTGTCTTCCGAGAACCGTGAAAAGCTTTATAGCAAATGCCATGAAAAGGGCATACAGTTTATCGCTACGCGCACGACAGACGCGGCAGAAATGGAGGTACATTACATATGATCCCTCATTCCCTGACAGCTGAAAACTATTTCAGCGCCGAAAATAACATGAAGTATATGAGCTGTTCCCAGTTCAAGAGCTTTCTCACCTGTGAGGCTTCCGCTTTGGCGGAGCTTCACGGCGAGTATCAGAGAGAGGTCACGGACGCTCTGCTGGTCGGCTCTTATGTGGACGCGCATTTTGAGGGTACTCTTGACATTTTCAGAGCACAGCACCCTGAGATATTCACAAAGTCGGGCGAGCTGAAAGCTCAGTACCGACAGGCTGAGTACATGATACAGCGAGCGGAACGCGATAAGCTTTTCATGCAGTATATGAGTGGCGAGAAACAGAAAATAATGGTCGGTGAGATAGCAGGCATACCTTTCAAGATCAAAATAGACAGTTATCATGAAAATAACTGTATCGTTGACCTGAAAGCTATCAAGGATTTTAAGCTTATATGGAATGTCGAAAAGGGAAAGAAACAGCATTTTATCAATTACTGGGGTTATGATATTCAAGGTGCTATTTACCGCGAGGTCGTCCGTCAGAATACAGGAAAGCAGCTGCCCTTTTATGTCTCAGCTATAACAAAGGAAAAAGAGCCTGATCTTGATGTACTCTGGGTGCCGGATGAAGATATGGATAACGCCCTTGAGGAGGTCATAAGCCTTGCCCCGAGATTTCAGCAGCTGAAGGACGGGCTTTTACAGCCTCAGCGCTGCGGTGATTGCAGTTATTGTCGCTTCACAAAGGTGCTGACGGAACCTCGTAACTATCATGAAGACTGTGAGGTGTACGAAGTTGAGCAGCAATGACGAAAAAAAGGACTTCATGAAGAGAGTAACGATCCTTGTCGATACCAGAGAGCAGCAGAACAGCCATATCACGGAAGTTTTCGGAAATCTCGGAATAATGTTCAAGTCTCAGAAGCTTGATTTTGGTGATTATAGCTTTATCGTTGACGGCAAGGACTTCTCACGCTCTTGTGTGGTAGAGCGAAAGGCTGATATCAACGAGGTATACGGCAACGTCACAAGTGACCGCGAGCGTATCGAAAAAGAGCTTGATACAATCTCGCGGAATGCTCAGCAGTGTACATTCATGCTCGAAAAATGCTCAGGCTGGGAGCACCTGAAAGGCTTTGAACTGTCTGAAATGCAGGCAGGAAAGCAGGGGCGCAAGGTCTGCAACATCGGAGCGACTGTATACAGTACTCTGCAAGCATGGCGCTGCGGCAACAGGTACAGCTTCAGTGTTGAATTCGTCCCCGAGACCAATAGATCAGCGCTGAAGATACTGGAAGTGTTCTTCTGGTATTATCACAACTACAAGAAACAGACCGCTCCTCGCAGGTGATCAAATGGGTAAACGTATCCCTATGGATCAGGCTATGGAAGCCGCAAGGATCACACCGAATGACTCTATATATGCCAAGCAGAACAAGTACGGCTACAAAATCAATGTCAATCACCCACAGATACAGCCACTATATGAGAGATACAAAGAGCATATCGGTGAAAAAATACTATCTGACAGGCAGAGACTGAATTTTGAATGTCTCATATTTCAGATGATAGAAAGGAAGAAAACACAGCATGAATAAAACGGTATTAGTTGGCAGACTCACAGCAGATCCCGAGCTCAGACAGACACAGAGCGGCGTTGCTTCATGCAGATTTACAGTTGCAGTGAACAGGCGTTATGCCGATAAATCCACAGGCGAGAGACAGGCTGACTTCATCACCTGTGTTGCATGGCGTCAGACAGCCGAGTTTGTCAGCCGCTACTTCTCAAAAGGTAAGATGATAGCAGTTGAGGGCGAACTGAGAAATAATAACTATCAGGACAGGAATCATCCTGATGTTACGCATTATTGCACCGAGGTACTGGTGGATAATGTTGAATTCTGCGGCGGCAAAAATGACAGTGGCAATGGCAGCACAGTTCCTACACAGTCACAGCAGGCAGTTCCGTCGCAGGAGCCTGCGGCGAACTTCGGAACACTTTCCGATTTTGAGGAAATACTCAGTGATGGTGATGTTCCATTCTAAGGCGGTGACAGTGTGGCAAATCCGCAGATCAAAAACGGTTATACGCGCATAGCAAACGAACTGCTTGAAGCAATATGCAGACTTGATATATCAGGAAATGAAATGCGGATACTGCTTTATATTATCCGCAGGACTTACGGATTTAATACAAGCTATGCGGAGATACCTCTTTCAGATATATCATGTGCTGTAGGTATGCGAAGGGAGCATATCCAGAAGGCACTGAAGAAGTTATCAGGCAAAAAAATTATAGAGGTTCGCACCTATGGTGGCAGTAAGTCTCAGACAATTTCTGTTATTAAAGATTACCAGAAATGGAATGTTGAAACTTGTGCAACTTGTCTGTTGCCAAAATCGGCAACTGTTGCCAAAAACGGCAACACTACTGTTGCAGAAATTGGCAACACTACTGTTGCAGAAATTGGCAACACTACTGTTGCAGAAATTGGCAACAGTACATATAAAGAAAAGAAAGAAAACTTTAAAGAAAGGGAAATAAAGCCACCTCCCCCTGAGCATAAAGGTGAAAACAACAGGGCATTTGTTAATGATGATAACTATAAAAATCTTGCCTCAGAGTACGGAGCAGACGTTATCGACAAATATATTGAGCGTGCAGATAAGTGGGCGTTCAAGAAAGGCAAGACGCTTGGCGAATGCACTGAAACTCTTCGTAAATGGCTGGAGCAGGATAATGTTCAGAGAATTGATCCTGATATCGAAAAATACAATTCGGTTATCAATCAATTTTTGCCGCTATAAGGAGATGATGATGTGAAAGCAATCGATTGCAAAAAGTGCAGAAGCAATATCCACAAAGAGGAGAAGGAATTGTTCCTGAAAAGTCAGTATGCAATGTTGAAAGACGCAGCCTATACCTTCGCGTGCTATGCGACGGTAGCTGTCATTGCTGTACAGGTAAGAAGGGGCAGATCGAAGGACTACATCCAGAAGCTCTTTGATGAGATGGTCGCTATTTACGATATGCCGACAGTATTCGGCAAGGAGCTTAGAATGACCGATCTCATGAAGCAGTTTGAGAAGGACTATGATATAGACTTCCGGAGGATAAAGGTCCACATGGAGAGCGAAAGCGAATTCGTAAAGGGAGTGATGTAATGAAAGATATACCTGTTTTCAAGGGTATCAGAGCAGATAACGGGAATCCAGTCGAGGGATACTTTGTGAAGCTTGCTCAACAGAGCGGTAACGACTTACATATCATTATCGACTTTTCGGGTGAGTATAACCGAATACTTCCCGAGAGCCTTACAGTAAACGGCGACAGTATTACTGATGATGAGCGTATAGAGATCATAGCTGCAAATTACGGCTTCACAAGTCAGGCGAATATGCTCACCGAGGAAGCGGCGGAGTATACAGTAGCTTTGAATAAGCTTCGCAGAGGGCACGCAGACGCTTATGAGCATATCAAGGAGGAAGTCGCAGATGTGCTTGTGGTCGCAAAGCAGCTGCGGTACCTTCTCGGGGCTGACGAGATCGACAGGATAATCGACGGCAAGCTTGAAAGACAGATAGAACGAATAAAGGGAGAGGACGACAATGTCAAAGAAGAAACCTGACTACATGATAAAGGGACAGACCAAACAGCTGTCTGAGGACATTCACAATGTAATCTTAATGGGAGTGAGCTACGGCAAGTATATGGGAATGAAGCACGATAAGCTTGCCAGAGCGCTCAAACGTATAAAATGAAGCGTGAGCAGTTATGCTCTCAGCAGATACACTGTCTGTCCTGCCCTTTGTCGGTGCTTAGGACAGGCAGGGACTGCCATGAGATAAAGGAGGATATTATGTTCATAGACGGTAAATGGTACACTGAACCTGAGCTGGCGGCATATATCAAAGAGCTCAAAGCTCGGATAAGTACCCTTGAGGCAGCACTCGAAAGGTGCAAGGAGGAAGAGAATGAGTGATACTGATTTACTGCACATGGCGGCAATGGAAAAAGAGAACATGGAGCTGTGGAAGCTCCTACAGGAGACGCGTCCTGTTCTGAGAGCGGCGTTCTTCGCACATAAAGATGATACCAAGAGGGCAAACGAGCTTTACGACAAGATCACTAAGAAGGTCGGAAAGGAGTAATTTATGAAAAAGCTTAAATTTATGGGACACTCAGACGATACCTTCGGTGAGTACGGTACAACAATGGACGATATTGATAACTGCGGCAGCTGTGAGCCTATACAGTGTGTTATTGAAGCGGACGGAACAGCTCTGATAGTGACAGGACAGTACAACAGGAACGGAACAGGCACCTGGGATATCGGTATCAGCTTACAGGACGAAGATCTCTCTTATCCTGACTGGGATATGCGTATCAGCTTCGAGGGATATACCACAGTTCTTGAGATAGACGTACCGGACGACGTTGAGCTTACCTGGTATAACAACGGAGAGAGGACGTGCTGATATGGAGTACATAGCAAAAGATAGGGTAGCATATCAATTCAGGATCCTTTCTGATAAATACTATGAAAAGATGCAACTGGTCCCTTCAAAAAGAGAATACTATCGTGGTGCAATGCACGCTTATTCGGCAGCAGCTGATATAATAGATATGACGGACTCGGCGCGAGTAGTGCCGGAATGCCTCGCTAAAGAAACGACTACAAACGAGGCAGATGAAGCACACTGTGATTGCTTTATCTGCCAAAACTGTGGTATTCACCTGGAAAACTGGGCAAAAATTGTACTTGATGAAGATGAAACAGAATATCACTATGAGTACACTTTAAAGTTCTGCCCTGAGTGCGGAGCGAGAGTATTAGAGGGCGGTGATACTGAATGATCGTAGTAATAGCAGCTATTATAATAGCTCTTGCCTGTTACCTCATGGGCTTCTGCATTGGCAAGAAGTACGCCGAGGAGCAGTTCAGGGCGATGAGGGGAGAGCTGGAAACGGAGGAGCAGGATGACGGAATTTGAACTTCGCAGGTGGCTCAACAGAGCTTTCTACGCTGACAAGAAAGCAAAGGCACTGGATATGCTCGTACAGCAATGCAGAGAACGCGCCACGGGACTTGTAAGAGCGACCGAGGGCAATGATAAGGGCAGGAGCAGCACGTCGAAAAACGGCACGGAAAACGCTCTCATACAGCTTGCAGAAATGGAGAATAAGGCAGAGAAGCTCAGCGCGGAGGCTGTGAGGATCACTGCCGAGATCTGGGAGGCTATTATCGGACTTCATGATGATGACCTTGAGGCTGTGCTTATCAACAGATATATCCTCTTCCAGACCGTTGAGCAGACAGCTGAGAACATGGGATATGATCCGAGGACCATAAGGAGAAAAATCAAACAGGCTCTTGAAAAAATGTCCGCAAATGTCCTTGTTTGTCCGCTTTAGTATGTGTTATGATGTATACATAGAAAGCAGGCGAAACAACGGGTTGGCTTTCACGCGGCAGGCAATAAATCGTCTTTCAGTTGCTCTTGCCGCGTGTGCCTTCGCCTATTTCTATGTGTTCTACAAACATCCCTTTCGGCACAGCCGGGCACCTTCCCCTTTAGCTCGGCTGCTCTTTGGCAGGTTAGAACAGCGGCGAGTTCGCAAGGCTCATAACCTTGAAGTCGTGGGTTCGAGTCCCACACCTGCAACCAACGGCATGAGTCCATTTTTGTATATCTCCTGAAAATAATGCAGAAGTACCTCGGCAGCAGTCGGGGTATTTCTGTTGTCCCCCTGATAGGGGGGAGGGGACCCCTTAAAGCAGTGCAGAAGGAGTTCACACCGTCACTGCTCAAATTTCTCGCGGAAAGGAGGAGAAAACATGGAATATGGTATTGAATACCTCAGGTCAAAGCTGCGCACTAAGGCTCAGCGGGTCAACCTAAGGTACAAGTATTATGACATGAAAAGCACCGTAAGAAAAATAACTGCCCTCATACCACCTGAGTTCAAGACCGTGGCATACTCACTTGGTTGGTGCGGCAAGGCCGTTGACAGCATAGCAGACAGAATGTTCTTTGATAAAATCGAAAAAGACGACTTTATGTTGAACGAAATATACAGTCAGAATAACGCAGATATCCTTTTTGACAGCTCTATTTTATCAGCGTTGATCTCGTCGTGCAGCTTCCTGTACATAGATAAGGACTATGACGGATATCCAACTATTCAGTGCGTTGACGGCAGTAATGCCACCGGCATAATCGACCCTGTTACGAATATGCTCACAGAGGGATATGCAGTATTAAAGCGAGCAGACAACGGTGAGGCACTGTTAGAAGCCTACTTTAAACCTGGTGAAACAGTGTACTATGAGAAGGGCAAATCAAAGCCTGTTGATGTGCTGACTCACAAGGCTCCGTACGCGCTTCTTGTTCCGCTAATCTATCGTCCAGATGCGCGCCGCCCATTCGGGCACTCAAGAATATCGCGCAGCTGCATGGATATTGTTCAGTGCGCACTTCGCACACTCCTTCGTACTGAGGTTGGAGCCGAATTCTACAGCGTTCCGCAGAAGTATATAGTTGGTTTATCCCAGGACGCTGAGTTCAATAACAAAGCTGCCACACTTTCAACCTTCCTTAGTTTTTCTAAGGACGACGAAGGCAAAGTCCCTTCACTCGGACAGTTTCAGCAGCAGAGCATGGCACCGCACATCGAGCACATGAGAATGCTCGCGTCAATGTTCGCGGGTGAGACAGGACTTACCCTTGACGATCTCGGCTTCTCGACGGATAACCCTCAGAGCTACGATGCTATCAAGGCAAGCCACGAGCAGCTCCGTCTTAGCACTCGAAAAGGACAGCGGAACTTTGGCGTTGGCTTTATCAATGCAGGTTTCCTCGCTGCGTGCATACGTGACGACACTGCGTACGAAAGACGCTCTTTCGCAAATGCGAGAGTATCATGGGCTCCAATATTTGAGCCTGATGCTTCGGCTATCGGTGCTATTGGTGACGCAGTATATAAGATCAATCAGGCAGTACCTGACTTTGTCGGCGAAAATACTGTCCACAAGCTCACAGGCTTGGAGAGTGATGCAGAATGACAGACATCAAGACGCTTCTTGAAGCACGTGCCGCGTCGGACCCTCGTCTGAAAGCTGTGCTGAAGAAAATCAAGGAAGGCACAGCAACTTTCAAGGATACAGCATACTATGCTGAAGTGTATTCAAGCATTACAGGCAAGGTATTCAGTGCAAATGTCCTTGATCTTGTGGAAACTGAGCGCGAAGATGTATGTGAGGAACTGCTGCGCGGCAACTATGAGGAGATCAATAACATCTGTGCTCAGGTGCAGACAGCTCTTGACGAAGCAGCAGGCATACATATCAAACCGCAGCGTGCAGCGTTCCCGACAGACCGTGTTGACCAGATCGCACACTCTCTTCTGGATCCTACTGTGAAGGACAGTGTGATAAAGCGGCGTGCGAATACCGGTGTTGCAAATGTATCTCAGGGCTTCCATGACAGCTACATCAAAGTCAATGCGAGCTTTCGCAATGATGCAGGTCTCAAGGTGCATATCAATCGCGAGACAGACGGTAAGTGCTGCGAGTGGTGTACAAAGATAGCAGGCCGTTACTCTTATGGCACCGAGCCTGATGATATCTACCGCCGCCATGATAACTGTGGCTGTACTGTCACTTATGAGAACGGCAAGCAGAGGCAGGACGTGTGGTCAAAGCGGTCATGGCAGGCTCCCGAGGTCGGATCAGGAGCTCCGCCGCCAACGAGGTTCACGCCTGAGCAGGCCGCGGAAATACAGGCGAGAAATATGCCGCAAGGATTGACAAGAAGGCGAAGAAATGGTATAATAAATTCGATAACAATAAATGATTTTGTGGAAAGTGATCCTAAAGGAATAGTTTCACAGGAATGCAAAGAAGCCATATTAAGCACACTTAAAGAACAAGGTGCCTTACATATGTATGACGAAATCAAAATTGTGAGGATATCCGCAAAAAATGGTTTGATTGAGCCTATGAGAACTAACACTTTCTACAGACCAGGTTATCCAAAGGTTGTTCTCGAAGTAAACGAAGTTGCATTTGTAGAAAAATCACTTGAAGATATTAATAACTGGTTTGAGTTTCAAAAGTATAGTACGATTAATTCTTTAAAAGATGCCGTTATACATGAGACTGCTCATGCAAAAATAATTAATGGGCTTACTTATGAACAATACGAAGAATTAAACCTTACACTCTGTGGTAGCTTTTTTACAAAAGCTGATGAAGGTGAAAAATCGTTGCAAGACTTGGCTGGAGAAATATCAGAATATGCGCAAAAGGACGGACTTGAATGCATAGCAGAGAGTCATGTAAAACTCACAAGAGGCGAAACAATTCCCGAGAAATTAAAAAAACTACATGATAAATATATTAAGTGAGGTGATATTATGCAGATACCATACCCTTTATGTTTAGATTGCATTTATCTCGATTTGAAAAATAAGATAAATGGTAAACCAGTATGCAAGGCGTTCCCTGACGGAATAACTGATGATGTCATAAAGGATAAAAGCAAGCATAATGTCAATAAAGATGAGTCTTGTGGTAATGGCTATAAATTCAAACAAAAATAAAACCGCCCTCAATGAGAGCGGTTTTTTCATGCCCTGATACGAGTAGGTGATACTATGCCGAACAAAGAACATAATGATAATCTGAGAATTGAAAAGCTTCTGCTTGACTTCAACGACTATGATATGCTTGAAACGGTACGAGATCACCTTAGGAAGCTTCAGCAAGGCAGGTCAGCCAGTGCCGCAAATCAAATGGCAATTTTTCATATCAGCGAGGCTCTCCGTTTTATGGAAGCCAGACCACAGAAACATCTTCAGCGATAACGTGCATGATTAATGAAAAGATGCACGAAAGGCGGTGATATTATGGAATACGCTGAAAGAATTGAGATCACCTTCAAAAGCGGTGAAACCATATCCTATGGCAAGGGAGAATGGGACGACTATGCTTACGACGGCAATGCTGTCATCGTCAAAAAGAAAGGCGCATGGATAGGCATTTACAACTTCAATGATGTCTTTTGCGTAGAACTCAAAGAACACTAAGCACCTGAGAGGTGCTTTTTTTATACCATTTTGGAGGTGAGAAAAATGCCGAATATGCGTCCCGATCATAACGGCACGCATCGAGCACAGTTCAACTCGAACAAGAAAAAGATCTATGCGACACAGGAAATCTGCGGCATCTGCGGCAAGAAAGTTGATTTCAGCCTTAAATTTCCTCACCCTTTGAGTCCTTGCATAGATCATATCATACCCGTGTCCAGGAATGGACACCCGTCCGATATAAACAACTTACAGCTTGCACATCTGTGCTGTAACCGACAAAAATCCGATAAGCTATCACCAAAGCAGGACTTCAAAGCCGATACGGAAGTTGTTTCCAATCGGCTGCTTCCTTTGACGTTTGACTGGAAGAGCCTATGAGCCTATAACAGAAAGGAGCTGATCTGGTGAGCGAAAAGCGGCGAGGCAGACAGACTCCGACAATCTCAGTCGTTCTCCCATATACTGACTCCTTCGGAACAGAAGCCATAGCAATATATAACAGCTCAGACAGAGTTGCTCAGGAGTGGCAGGAGCTGCTCCTGGAAGATATCATGGCTGTCAACGAGGAAGGTCAATGGATACACATGAAATTCGGCTGGTCCATACCGCGCCGAAACGGTAAATCTGAACTTCTTATAATGCGTGCTGTATATGGCGTGTCACACGATGAGCGTGTACTGTATACAGCGCATAGAACGACCACATCACACAATGCCTGGGAAAAATGTATTGACCGCCTTGTAAAGGCAGGCTTCATTGAGGGCATTGACTTCAAAACCACAAAACAAATGGGATTGGAGCATATCGAGTGGCTCAAAGACGACGGTGGAGTAATAAACTTCCGTACCCGATCCAGTAAGGGTGGACTCGGCGAGGGCTATGATCTGCTTATAATCGACGAAGCTCAGGAGTACACATCTGATCAGGAGTCGGCTCTTAAGTATGTAGTAACCGATAGTAAGAATCCACAGACACTTATGTGCGGTACTCCGCCGACTGCAGTTTCTTCGGGCTCTGTATTCCAAAAGTACCGCAAAGAGACACTTACAGGAGCGAATGAGGACAGCGGCTGGGCTGAGTGGTCCGTCCCTGAGCTCACCGATGCACACGATCCCGAACTCTGGTATGAGACAAATCCTTCCCTCGGATATATTCTCAGCGAGAGAACGATACGCTCGGAGCTGGGCGATGATCAGGTCGACGATAACATTCAGCGTCTCGGCTTGTGGCTGACCTACTCTCAGAAGTCAGCTATCAGCCGCAAAGAGTGGGAAAGCTACGCTGTTGCAGAGCCGCCGAAGCTTAATGAACCGCATAAAATATACTTCGGTGTCAAGTATGCTAAAGCTACATCGAATGTATCACTTGCAGCTGCCATTAAGACTACAACCGGCAAGGTATTTGTTGAGGCTATCGACTGCCGTAGCGTGCGTGAGGGCAACACATGGATAATTGATTTCCTGAGGAACCCTAATGCCGTCAGCGTTGTGATCGACGGAGCAGGCAATCAGAGTATCCTTGAACAGGATATGAAGGACGCCAATGTAAAATGTAAAGCGATCATGCCGAAGGTCAATGAAGTTATCGAAGCTAATGCATTGTTTGAAAAGATGCTGTTTGAAGATAAAATATGCCATAAAGGACAGCCTGCACTTACGCAGGCTGCTTCAAATTGTGAGCATAGAGCTATTGGCAGCAGCGGCGGATACGGATACAGCTCGATACTTAAAGGCGCAGATGTTTCCCTGCTTGAGTCTGCGACCCTTGCTCATTGGCTGTGTGCTAAGGAGAAAGAAAAGAAAAAGCAGGTAATAACGTACTAAGAGGTGCATAATGGAAAAGGAAATACTTGACAAGATCAACTCCTTTACGAGGAGAGAGTTCAAAGCAGAGGAGCTTTATGTTTTCCCTATCACGCTCTGTGATAACGAAATAGACCGTGACATGGAGCGCTTTTCTGACGCTGCACTTGAAAAAATGCAGCAGTTATTCATCGGAAAAACAGGAATATTCGACCATGATCCCACCGCCAACAACCAGGAAGCGCGAGTATTCGACACTGAGGTCATAGCTGACAGTTCTCGCTCAACAAAAGACGGCCGCCCTTATAAATACCTTAAGGGAATGGCTTACATGGTGCGCACTGACGCTAATAAAAATCTCATTTCCGAAATCGACGCAGGTATCAAGAAGGAAGTGAGCGTTTCGTGTTCATCTGCCAAGAGGACGTGCTCTATCTGCGGAGCTGATACTTATCAGGAAGACTGCGAGCACAGGAAAGGCAAAGAATACGACGGTAAGATATGTCATCACATTCTCGACGACATTACCGACGCTTACGAGTGGAGCTTTGTTGCTGTTCCTGCACAGATAAATGCAGGAGTTACAAAGAAATATGAACCAAAGGAGGAAAAATCAATGGAATTCAAACCTATCACCACACAGGAAGAGCTTGATGCAGCTATTAAGCCTGCTGTTGATGCAGCTGTTGCAGAGACAAAGGCTCAGTACGAGGGCTATATCTCTCCTGAGGCGCATCAGACAGCTCTCGATGCTGCCAAAGCTGAAAGCAAGTCGTATGAGCTGAAGTATCTTAAGCTCGATGCAGCTCTCAAGGCAGGTCTTCCTATCGAACTGGCTGACAAGATCTCTGGTGAAACTGCCGAGGATATCCAGAAAGACGCTGAGTCATTCGCGCAGATCACCTGCAAGTCTACTCATCAGCCAAGACGCTTCTCACCTGAGCACAATGACGCGATGACAGGCGTTGAGCGTGAGTTCTACGCAAGAAACCCCAAACTGAAAGAAAACTAAGGAGGAAAAAGAATTATGGCACACGAAGCACAGACACGCTATTCCGATCTTGTACTTGCCAAGCTTCGTAATGAGCTTGTGCTCTCTGACGGATTAGTATTCAACAACGACTACGAGGGCGATCCTACTTCCGGTTCTGTAAAGATCCCGGTACGTGACACTGAGGTCGCAGTATCGGACTACGACAAGGCTAACGGTATCACAGCTACTAACGGCTCTACAAGCTATACAGACCTCATTATCGACAAGGATAAGGCTGTAAACGAGATCATCGACGGCTACGATGCTGAATCCGTCCCCGATAAGCTCGTAGCGGATCGTCTTGACAGTGCAGGCTACAGCCTCGCAGAGAGAATAGATACCGACGGAGGAACTGTACTGCTCGCGGGATCAACACCTATGAATGTGGCATCAATCTCCAAGACAAATATCTATGATACTATCGTCGATGTTCGTACAGCGATGACCAAGGCTAAGATTCCTGCCGTTGGACGTTATCTGCTTGTTACGCCTGATACAATGGCTCTGATCCTTAAGAGCCCTGAGTTCATCGGTGCATCATCTCTGGGTGATGACGTAAAGAAAAACGGCGTCGTAGGTCAGATCGCGGGCTTCCTGGTAAAGGAATGGAATGACAGCACGGCAAATCTTGCAATGCTTGCAGGTCACCCCAGATTTGCAACAAGAGTGCATGAGTGGCAGGTACCCGTACACATTCAGGATCTTGCAGGATCTGGTAAGTACATCGGCGCATCTGCTGTACAGGGCCGTAGAGTATACGCTCATAAGGTTCTCCGCAGCGTTGCTATTCGTGCTGTATACGCCCCCGGCTCTCTTACAGCTTCACTCGCTGCTGCTACCGGCGCAAGTTCGTCTGGTAAGACTGTTGTTACAGTTACCGCAGGTAATACTGGCACAACATACGCTTACAAGGTTAATCCTTCAGAGCGTGCAACTTTCGATATGACGAGCGCTGCTTATGGCGGTACATCCCTCACGTCGGGCACAACTGCGATAGCAGTATCGGCAGGTGATGTGATCGAGGTTGTAAACCTCAGCTCAAGCAAAGTCAAGGCTGTTACATACCTTACGGTAGAAGCTGACGACATCGCAGAGTAATGGGTACGGCATACTGCACGGTTAATGATATCTTAGCGCTCGGGTATCAGTTGACCAATCAGCAGCAGGAAGCAGCACAAAGCATTATTGACATGGCTTCCGCTAAACTTAGGATACAGGCTAAGAAATACGGAAAAGACATAGATAAAATGTTGGCTGACGAGAATGACGGTGAGGATTATAGCCTTGCAGTAAAAAATGTTGTAATCAATGCTACGGTCAGAGCGCTCAATACTGTTTCCGATGATACTCCTGCTCTTTCCCAGGGCTCGGAAACAAACGGATCATACAGTATTCAGATGACCTATCTCAATGCAGGACAGTCCTTGTACTTCCTGCGAAATGAGCTCAAAGATCTCGGGTTGCTCCGTCAGGTGTACGGAGCAATTGAGATATACGACACCGAAAAGGAGTGATATGATGTTTACGAACTGCGAGGGGATTACTATTTATGAAAAAACAGTAGTCAACAGAGCTCCTGCATACATCAGGCATACTACCAGGCACATATACTGGCAGCCTTCGGAAGGACAGACTGGTGGAAAAGACAGACACCCTCAGAAATCTGTATTTGTCAACATTCCCGAAGCTTCAACAACATATCTGCCTAAGGAAGACGATAGAGTCGTGAAGGGAATTATAGATGATGAAGCTCCGCCGCACGAGGCCCTCACGGTTATGAATGTCAAGGATCTCCGCTTCGGTTCTCCACGAGTACGGCACATAGAGCTTATATTGGAGTGATAATATGATCAACTTCAAAGGACTTGTGTTCTCTAATGATTTTGAGAGTAAAACCAAGAAGAACTTTGCTCAGGCTCAGGATTACGTTGATAATGAGGTTCTTAAGTATCTGCCCGACTATACTCCTATTGCACATAAGCGCTTTAAAAATCGCGGCAAAATGAGTAAGGCTCATAAGGTGGATAAGCCGGGACTTATTATCAATACTGAGCCGAAAGCAAGGCGAGAATATTACTCTAACAAAGGCTTCTCAGGTCCTAATCGTGGAAAATACTGGTTAGAGCGCATGAAAGCTGACCATAAAGACGATATACTGAAAGGATTGAATAAGAAATGAGCAACAGACCTATTATTGAGTGCATTCGGGATTATATAAGCGCTTTCCCCGAACTCTCGGAGAACTGCTGTCTGCTTATCGATTATCTGGGCGATAAAGCCGTAGAATATACCGTCGAGGCAGTACCGTGCGATCCGGTATACAAGATATATATTGACGGAGAAAAGGTCAAGCAGTTTCTTTTCTTGTTTGCCAGCAGGGAGTTTTTCGAGGCAGATGTCAATACCTGCATCGAAAATCTTCATTTTTACGAGCAGTTTGAGGACTGGATCGAGAAGAACAATGAGGACGGTATACTCCCTGATCTGGGGGATAAGGTCCCTGTAAGTCTCGAAGTGCTTACAAGGGGATATGTCTTTTCAGCTGATGAAGAGACAGCACGCTATCAGATACAGCTTCGATTAGTTTATGAGGAGGAATATAATAATGTCAGATGTAAAAATCGTACAGCGCCATAAGATCGTTGCATTTTACGGCGTAACAGAAACGAGCGGCTCCACGACAACTACGACATTCTACAGAATGAAGAAGTTCACGCAGCTTGCCAAGTCTCAGAACCCTATTGAGTACGGCAGACAGTACGTCGATGAGCCTTTTGGCGTAACTGATGTCATGGGCTACAATCCCAGCATCGCATACGCTTTTGACAAGCACAGAAATCTGCCTGTCCAGGAAGACATCATCAAGATCACAAATGATGAGCTGCTTGGTGACGATGCAGTAAGACCTATCATCATAGTGGACACTGAAACTAACGACGCATGGAAGCGCGACTTTGCTGTTATTCCTAATTCCGAGGGTGATAACATCAACGTCTACACTTACAGCGGCAACTTCCGCTGCAAGGGCGAGCTCATCAAGGGCACTGCTGCAACAACCGACGACTTCCAGACAGTCACATTCACTGAAGCGTCCAATTAGGTAGCCGGAGCTGAGGAAGTCGGCTCCGAAGAACAGAACGAACCTGAGGAGCAGGCTGAGGAAGAACCCGAAGACGAGCCTCAGGGAGAAGAATAATAATGGAGGAATGAGCCTATGAGCCATAATATGTGGGAGATAAAAGGTCTGAGCCTTGAGCTTGACCTTACAGATGCAGATACTGTTGAACGTTATGAGAACGCTTTTGAAGAAATGGCTGACGCTGAAAAGCTGATACCAAAGGATGGAAAAGCTTCGGAGAGAATACGCGCTTGCTGTAATCTCTTCAAGGAGCTTTTCAGCAAATTATTTGGAGCAGACACTTCAGATAAGATATTTTCGGAAGTACCGACAAGCATTTCCGCATACGAGGAAATATATTATGATTTTCTCAGTTTTGCTCAGGCACAGTTTGAAGCTGATACAAAGCATAGAGCTGAACGCCTTGCTAAGTATACTCCCAATCGTCAGCAGCGCCGCGCTAAGAAAAAATGATAAATGCACTATACGAGCCGTTCCCGGACAGTATTACAGCTGAAGGAGAAGATCATCGGATCATCACTGACTTTCGGGAATGGCTTCGTTTTGCAGATATGATACGCGATCCTGATGTGGATAAACGAGAAAAGGTCCGTCTGCTCGTGAATTGGTTTAAACAACCACCCGGGAGAATGAGTGGTCGCATGGTAAATGCTCTCTTTGATTTCTACTATGCAAAACCGCTTGAACCTGATACGGACGACGAGGACGATGAAGAGGAAGAGAGTGAGTGCGCTGTAATAAAGCCGCCTGTTTTCGATTGGCGAATTGACTCGCGATATATCCTCGGAGACTTCCGTCGATACTACGGAATTGATCTCATCGGCATTGACTATCTGCATTGGTGGGAGTTCCGCTGCCTTTTCGCAGCGCTTCCTGATGACTCACAGTGTCAGAAGCGTATGGCTTATCGTAGCCTTGACCTCGGAAGCATCAAAAGCGATCAGGAACGTGCGCGTATTGCTCGGATCCAGCGCAGCATTGCAATACCTTACGAATGTGAAGACGATATGATCGGCGCAGCGTTTGGAGGTCTGATATGAACGAACTGAATGAACTTAAACTTCCGCCGCTTCGGCGTACATGGGTACGCTGTCCTCACTGCGGCGCAAAAACTATACTGTATGACAATACAGCTTCTTGCCGGGGTGTGTTTGTAAAATGCACTCGCGGCTGCAAGAAGGAATTTGAACTGAAAATCAATAACGGGAAACAGGTGCAATGAGCCAATGAGCCGCACGATCCACTTTAAGGAGGGATTGCTGTGGCTTTTGACGGCACACTGAAATTTGATACCGAAATAGTTACACAAGGATTTGAAGCAGGTCTTGAAAAGATAGGAAGCTTTGCCAAAAAAGGCATGGCTCTTGTTGCAGGAGCTGTTACAGCAGCCTCGGGTACTATGATTGCACTCGGTAAGAGCGCACTTGACGCTTATGCGGACTACGAGCAGTTGACAGGCGGTGTTTCAACACTTTTCGGCACTCAGGACAGAAGCCTTGAGGAATATGCTGCAAGTGTAGGAAAGTCTGTTGACGCAGCTCGGAGTGAATATGATAAGCTTCTGCAAGCTCAGTCTGATGTCCTTGACAATGCTGCTAAGGCATTCAAGACAGCAGGCCTCTCGCAGAATGAATATATGGAGACGGTTACATCGTTCTCCGCAGCTCTCATTGCTTCCCTGGGCGGTGATACTCTTAAAGCGGCAGAGGTTGCCGATAAGGCTATCATCGATATGGCGGACAACGCCAACAAAATGGGAAGCTCAATGGAGAGCATTCAGAACGCATATCAGGGCTTTGCCAAGCAGAATTATACGATGCTTGACAACCTTAAGCTCGGATACGGCGGCACCAAGTCGGAAATGGAGCGCCTGCTCGCAGACGCAGAAGCCATATCCGGAATACACTATGACATAGAAAGTTATGCGGACGTTGTCGAGGCTATCCATGTTATCCAGGACGAAATGGGTATCACCGGCACGACTGCTAAAGAAGCAGCTGAAACTATAAGCGGATCCGTTGCGTCCATGAAATCAGCATGGAGCAACCTTGTTGTCGGCATTGCTGATGATGAACAGGACTTTGAGAAGCTCACAACAGATTTTGTTGAGAGTGCGGCAACAGCTGCTGAAAATATACTTCCCCGAGTAGAGACTATCCTCGGGGGCATGGGTAAGCTTGTAACATCTATGAGTGGCGTCATTGCAGATGCACTTGTAGGCTTTACTGAATATATCCCAGACCTCATCGAAGCTGGTGTGTCCCTTGTAGATGCACTTGTGCAGGGACTGGTCGACAATGCTCCTGCACTTGCTGATGCGGCACTCGATGCAGGTATGCAGCTCCTTGAGGGCTTCCTCACCATAGGACCCAAGCTGCTTGATCTCGGTGCACAGCTCCTTACCACTTTACTGAACGGCATATCGTCCCACATCGGCGATATTGCTGATATGGCGAATAACTTTGTCACAAACCTTGCTGATACAATAACAGCAAATGCACCTGCGCTTGCAATGGCAGCAGCGGAAGCAATACAGACACTTGCTGCCACAATAGGAGACAGCCTGCCTACACTGATACAGGCAGCTCTCGATATTATCGCATCGATTGCAAAGGCAATAGTAGCCGCTGCACCTACAATATGCAAGGCGCTCATAGATCTTATCCCGGTGCTGATAGATACAATTATCAGCTCTATACCGCAGATACTTGAGTGCATTACCGATATATTCATCGCGATTGTCGAAGCTCTTCCAGAGCTTATAGAGCTGCTTATTGAGAACCTTCCGACTATAATAGTTGCTATTGTTGAAGCTCTGATCGAGGCTATTCCTCAGATACTGGAAGCCGCAGGGCGAATGTTCATGGCAATTGTCGAGGCATTGCCGCAGATAGTTGTTGCACTTGTGACAGGACTCGGGGAGCTCCTCAGTAAAATAGGAGAGTTTCTGAAGGACGCACTGCTCGCAGTCGTGCAGTGGGCGTTGGAGATGCGAGAAAAGGCGCGTCAGACCGCAAAGGATTTCCTTGACGGTATTGTTGAGTTCTTCAAGGACCTGCCTCACAAGATCGGTGAGTTTATCGGTGAAGCGATCGGAAAGATTGTTTCCTGGGCTCTGGATATGCGAGAAAAAGCACGCCAGACTGCGAAGGACTTCCTTGATAATATCGTTACATTCTTCAAGGAGCTTCCGGGAAAGATATGGGATAACCTTACCGCTGCTATCAAGCACGTTATTTCCTGGGGCCTCGAACTGCGCGAAAAAGCGAAAAGTGCCGCGTCGGATATGTTTCATAATATCGTCGATACGATCAAGGAACTTCCCGGAAAGATGCTTGAGACAGGTAAGAACATCGTCGAGGGTATCTGGAACGGTATCAAGAACATGGGTCAGTGGATCAAGGATAAGATATTCGGCTTTGCTGACGGCATTATCGACGGCTTCAAGTCCGCCTTTGGTATCAACTCCCCTTCGCGCGTAATGCGTGACAGCGTCGGCAAGTACCTTGCAGAGGGTGTCGGCGTTGGCTTCATGGACGAGCTGCCGACCATAGCTGAGGACGCAAGGGAGGCTCTTACGAATCTTGACCTCGGCGCTCCTAAGGTTGGCATCGACATCATTGATCCTGCCGCAAAACTGCCTGAGCTTCAGGTCGATGTGCCTGAGATAAAGCTCCCCGAGCTACAGGTTGAGGTACCAGAGATCGAGCTCCCGAAGCTTGAGATTGATATACCCGATATACCTAAACCTGATAAACCAGACGCGCCTGCTCCGAACCTCGATACGGATACACCTAAGAGCTCAGCACCGCAGCCGATAGTCACGAACGACGCTCTGACAGCTATGACAGCGCAGCAGATACTTATTGACAGGTCAGACGCAGCACCGAGTGCAACATCTGACATAATCAGCACTCAGTATACCTATAACAGCACTGTCAATAATAATCAGACAAACTCCGAGATACCGCCAATAGCTCTGACAGCTCAGTTTATTGTTGGCGAGGAAGTTGTTGCCGAGGGTGTGCTTGACATTGTCGAGCCTGCTATTGATGAGAGACAAGGGCTGCGTGTAACAATGAAGAGAAGAGGTGTGACGACTTGAAAAGAAAAGGATTTACTGTGAACGGAAAGCATACATATTATGCTTTTGGTTTACAAATGTTAGAAAGAAATGTAGGCTCAGCTCCGAAGGACGAGCATACTGAGCGTGTTCCGTTCAGCAATATTACATATAATTTCGATGCACTCTTTGGCAAAAAGAGCTATGGAGAGCGGAAGCTGACATATAAGCTTGAATTTACTGAGCGTCATATCGAAAGAGCAGAGGATAAGGCTATTAGCCTGATTAACTGGCTTCACTGGGACGGCAGTCTTGATCTTTACGATGACTACTTCCCGAATTATCATTTTAGTGTGCGCGAACCAGATGTTGATTGTACAGAAAAGCATGGAGTATATACCTTGAAGCTTACCTTCAAAGCTGCTCCTGCGATGCTTCCTAATCCAAACAAAAGAAAATATAATGCAGCTAACACTATTATTCCTGATGTAAATAGTGATGGACGAGTGGATCCTGTTGATGCATCTATTATATTAGCAGCTTATGCAGCTCTTTCTGAAAATCCACCTCGTGATCCTGGATTAACTCCGGCGCAAATGCGAGCTGCAGATGCAAATATGGACGGAAAGATTGATGCAGTTGATGCTGCAATGGTACAATCATTTTATACAAAATTGTCACAGACTAACAGTCCCTACACTGGCATGAGCATTGAAGCTGCGTGGGCGGCATTCCTTAACGATTATTTCTGCACAGGAGGCGAAGTCTACTAATGTATACAATATCAGCTATCAATGGCAGTAATGCAGCTGTTATCCATGCTAACGACCCGGATAGCCTTCGCAGATTAAGCGCAGGCAAGTTTGCCGATGAGGTGAATGCTATCCCTGCATTCAATTTTAACATACCTGCGTTTAATCCTTCCTACAATGAGCTTTCCGATCGAACTACTATCATATCGATCCATAATGACAAGACAGGAGAAATTGACTTCGAGGGGCCACTTATCCACAGTAAGGAAGATGTTACCGCAGCAGGCAAGGTGTATAAGTCATGCAGCTGTGAGGGGTATCTTACCTATCTTAATGATAGTATACAGCCATATCACCATTATGAGAATTCAACAATTGTTGAATTCCTCACGGCTCTGTTCGACTATCACAACAGTGTTACACCTGCGGAAAAGCACATCACTCTCGGTTCTTGCGACTTCTCAGGAGATAATACCAACAGTAAGACGACCTCTTACAGGAATACTCTTGAGGAAATAAAGGTAAATCTCATCGAGCGTATCGGTGGAGAGATAAGGATCCGTAAAGTGAACGGAGCTCTCGTTCTTGACTTCCTGCACCAGTACGGTGTAAAGTCGGATACAACGGTGGAGCTTGCAAAAAATATTTATTCCCTCAGCGTTGACACTGACTCGTCGAATATCATCACAAGGCTCGTCCCTCTGGGAGCACAGCTCAACGATGAGACCTCGGAACGTCTTACGATATCCGAGGTCAATGACGGTCTGCCGTACATCGACGACGAGACAGCTATTTCAAGATATGGCATCATAATGGGTACTGTTACCTTCGATGATATCACAGTTGCATCAAACCTTAAGCAGCGCGGACAGGAGTACCTCACGAATAATAACAGAGTCAAGAAAGGCTATGCTGCACAGGTGCTTGATCTGTCTCTCCTTAATGAGCAGCTTGACTCTCAGCTCTGTATTAGAGCAGGCAATACTTACCACTTTAAACATGATATCATTGGACTCGACGAGGAACTCAGAGTGATGAAGTGCTCCACTGATATATTCAAACCGTATAAGCCTGAGGTACAGATTGGTGACAAAGCGGAGAGCATTACCTCTATCGCTACCAGGACGGCAAGCCTCATCGAATACGAGCTGCCGAAGCAGCGCAATGAAATACTTCAAGCGGCTAAGGACAGGACGTCGGCTCTGCTTAATACTGCCACTAAAGGTTATATATACATCGACAACGATAACGGAGAGCTGCTTATCATGGACACTCCGAATAAAGAAACGGCAACCAAGGTCTGGCGCTGGAACTCAGGCGGATTTGCATACAGTGATCAGGGATATGATGACGGCTATTTTGTAGGTCTTACAAGAGATGGCGGCATCATAGCTGACAGGATCACATCAGGGACGCTCACAGGGCTTGAGATAAAAAACGGCAATGGCTTCCATGTTGATCCAAACGGCGTTGTTACAGCTAAAGCCATTGACATCAACAACGGCAATGGAGCTTTTCATGTATTTCCGAATGGAGCTGTAACGGCAACGGCAATAGACATCAACAATGGCAGCGGCACTTTTCATGTTTCTCCTAACGGTACTGTAAGTGCTTCGGCAATCAACATAACAGGTGGCAGCATAAACATTGAGACCAACTCTGAGTCTTTTGACGTTATATCACTAAGCCACCACTCTGATCAGTACAATACGGACTGGATACATACGATATCACCACTTGAGTGGAAGCTTGAGAACACCGACATAGACTGTAAGGTAGTCGCTCAGGCAGGAGCAATTAACTTCTACAGTGGCAGCACAATAACAGCAGAGATACAGAGCGATACGGGCGATGTGCTCTGTCATGACGTGAAGATGGGCAACAGCCAGGGTGGCTTTGGCTCTCTCAGAGCTGAGCTTGACGGTATATGGGCTGTAATAATGGGTAATTAAGGAGGCTGACATAAATGAAGTTTTATGAAGAACTTAATGATATGGAATTTGCAGTTGGTGATACGCTGCCTGTTTTTAATATTACAGTTGAAATAGAAGATGGTACCTCGCTTGAAGACAGCCGTATGATATTAACAGTATCTTCAACCGCAAGTCCAGATGATGCAATAATTGAAAAAGAATGCATCACAACAAGTGAAGGATTTAAAGTCAGATTGACATCAGAGGATACTATTAAGCTGGTTGAAGGGACTTACTATCTATTCTTTCACTTTATAGACTCTGAAGAAAATATATATAAAAAGCTGGCGTGTAGTTTATATGTTAGATCATCTCCGAAGGTGGTGTGACATGAAACTGGATTTTTCTATAAGTGCAGAGAGGAATATACGATATCGATTTCCTAAGCACTTGAAAATCGAAGCTATGATAGATACTATAGCGGTTCCGAGCAGAATTGGGGAAATAACAGGAACTTTGCCTATAACATTTAAATCTAACGGCACCTCACTCCTCGACTGGCGTATAAAGGGCGCAGCAGGAGGTGTGGGCAGAGTGGGCACAAACAAGCTGAACTACAAGCCCATAGCTGACGGCGAGCTTACAAACAACGTAAATCCCGAGAAATACCCCGATGTTTTCGGCTATATCTACACTTACTCGGGAAGCGGCAGCGCCGGAGCGATGAACAACAACACAAGCATACCGAACGGGACTCCCGTCGGAGCTGACTATCAGCGGTGGTACTCTATCACGGCGCCCTATAATGATTACTGGCGCAGGATCAATGACTACCGCACTAAGGAATACAGGTGGTGCAACTGGACGGGGCATCTTGAGGCAGGCACATACAAGCTCATAGCCGAGTGTGCCAACCCATATGAGTATCCTCTGCCGCAGAACAATCCCGATCCCACAATGATCGACTCCAAGGGCTACTATGCGCTCATCGACGAGAATAACAACGTCCTTGCCGAGGTGCTGTGGGACGAGTTTTTCGACGGCAGCAGCGCTCCCAAGTGGACCCGAAAAGAAACTGTATTCACAGTATCACAGGCGGTTAACGTGGGAGTGCTGTCCAAGATGTACACCATAAGACGCGAAGCCAATACCGATGTGAGCTGGCGCTTCATGATAGTGCCTGCGGACACGCCTGTATCGCAGTTCAGCGTCACTCTGCCAATAACGGGAGACCCCGTGATATCGGGAGTGACCTGCTGGGAGCCGTACAAGGTAACTCTGCCGCTTACAGTAAGCAGTGGGGAATTGTCAAAAACGGTTATTATAGATCTTGGAACAGAGTTCCTTGGCGAGAATGACTTCATAAGTTTTGAGACTACATCTGAACTCATTCCAACATTCGGAAGTATTAATACTCTTAATGTTGATAGTTCAATTCCTCCATCAGAGGTATATATAAAATATACAAAGCTTAGGAGGCTACATCAGTGGATAGCTTTGAGATCAAATACTTGGAGCGAAGAAA